GCGGACGACGACGATTGATTGACTTCTTCGCGGTAGAAATACTGGTCGCGCGCCAGGTTCCACGCGGTACGGCCGATCCCGCCGACATAGCCTGCGCCCGCCGTCAACTGATTGACCTTTGCCACAGTCATTGGGCGCGCACCCGGCGCGTCAGTGCGCGCCTTGCTGTTCAGTGGAATGACGTCCGAAAACACAATGCCCGCAAGTTTCTGCCCCACGCCGGGAACCAGCGGCGGCGTCACGCTGTTTGCGCCGCCCCAGGTGACGCGGTGCCAGCCTGGCGTGTCCGCGCCGGTAACGACCGCATTGACTGCCGCGCCGCCGCTCATTGGCGCGAACAGATTTTGATTCGTGTTTCGCAGCCCGGTATCGGTAGACGCTACATACGCTTCAAACGTAGGCGCTGGGTCGGCGGTATTTTTATACAAGATACAAACGCGCACGCCGTTGTATGGTGCCTCGGCTTCGCGTTTGTAATTGCCGAACCGTGGGCCTGAATTGCCCGTGCTGTGCTGCTCGGTTGCCAGGAGCTTATCGCCACCCATGAAATTAGCCATGGTGTACCTCGTTGGTAGTGGCGGCAGTTGGCATATCGGCTTTCAATTCGATGGTTTTCATTCGCCCGCGCCGCTCGTACATCACCGTGGTGACGCCGAGTTCGCGGAGCATGTTCAACGCCAGCGCGTAGGTGGCGCGGTCGACCTGGCCGACGGCGCCGCCTACGTACACGATGCGGTCGGTCAGGTGGCTCACCGTGATGATCCCGAGGTATGCGCGGCGCGCCTCGTAACCGCCCGGGCCGTCGTAGACACGGATGGTCGAGACGGTCGTGGCCATATGCAGGTGGGTCATCGCGGCCTGCCCGGGTTACTGCTCAGCGGCCAGCGTTTCCGCGTAGGCCACGGCCTTCGGGTCCGTGTCGACCACGTCGGCGAGTGCCTTCGCTTGCGACGCGTCGATCTCGACGACATCGTTCGGTTGACCGAGCTCGCACGCAGTGAGCACGCGCGCTTTTACTTTTTTGGCTTCTGCCATGTTGTTCTCCAGATGAGGAAGCCGGCCGCAGCCGGCTGCGGGTTGCGGTTAGGTGGCCGAGTGCTGGAACATCTTGATGCCGTTCGGGTCCAGCAGATTGCCGCCGGCGCGGGCCCAGCCCAGGAAGCCGACCTGACCCTTCGACGCGTACGCCGAATCTTCGAAGCGGAACAGGATCAGGTCGAGCACGTCGCGGATCATGTACTTCGAAAAATCGCCGTAGCCGATCGACTTGGCGTTGGCGCCAGGTTGGGCCATGTCGTTGTTGATCGTGACGTCTTCGCCCAGCAACTGCGCCGGGATTCCGGTTTTGATGCCAGCTTCGTACGACTCGGCCCAGATCGGGCGACCGGCGCCGTCTTTCATCTTGCGCACAACCTTGCGGGTTTGCTGGTGCATCATGAAGCGGCAGGTGCCGGCATCCTTGTAGGCCTGATCGATCGACTCCTGCAGGTCGATCAGGTCTTCGTAGGTGAGACCGGTGGTGTTGCCGGTCGCAGCAATCTTGCCCACGCCCGCAGCGGTCACGAAGCCCGTTGGCTGGCCGGTGCCAGTGCCGATCGTGAAGCCCTTGTTCATGGTGCGGCCCAGACGATCGCGCTGACGCTTGTTCACCATGCCGATGATGTCGATCGAGCTGTCTTGCAGCAGTTCGAATGGGATGGTGATGATCTTCGTGCTGGCCTTGAAAGCGCTCAGACTGACAGTGCCGAAGCTCGGATCACCGCCCGTGGCCTGCGTGTTTTCCGGAATCCATTCGCCTTCTTCCGAGGTGCCGTCCGAGGTCGGATAGCCAAGCGGATTGCCCTGGCTGGTGGTGATGCTGGAGGCTACGCCACGCACACCGCCATACGCTTTCAGGGAGTCGATCAGCTCTTTGGCGACGTCAGTCTGCACGGTGTAACCGCCCTGCGAGCCGGTGCCCGTCGAGGTGACGTTGCGTACCTTGTGCAGCTCTTCGCTCGTCAGCGCCGACGGGCCGTGGCGCACCAGCTTTGCGAACGCAGCGCGCGCTTCCGCTTCGGCGCGGTTCTCCGGTGCGCGGCGGAACTGCTCGACATCGGCGTGGTCCTTCTCCGTTTCCAGAGCCATCACGCGCTCGATGGCTGCGATTTCGTTTTCGATTGCATCGATTTTGTCCGAGCGCTCGTCGAAAATGGCCTGGTCTTCCTTGGACCACTGGCGGCTACCCTTCTGCTCGAGCTGGTTGCGGGATTCGCGGGCGAGATGCTGACGTTGCTCGCGCAGGGCTTGAATGGATTGCATGGATATTCCTTGGTGATAGGCGTAAAAAAAGCCGCTCAAGGCGGCGTGGCTGGATTGCGCGAGCGCGCTATTCCAGTTCGTGCAAGCGCAGACGATTCATGTTGCGCTGGCGGATAACTTCCCACTGGTCGTCGGCTGGCGCCGGCGGTTTGGGGGCATTGTTGTAAGCCGACAGGTCCCACGAGTTCTGGGCCTGGCCAACTTCGCTGACCGAATCAGCAAACCCGTGCTCGACGGCCTGGTCTGCGTTGAACCAGGTTTCGGCGTCCATCCAGGCCGCAAGCTGGTCGCGCGGCTGTCCGCTGCGGCGCTCGTAGTCGTCGAGGATCGTGCCGTCGATCGTGTCGAGCAGGTTCGCCGTCTGACGCAGGTCCGACTTGTTCCCGTACGCCATGGTCCAGGCGTTGTGGATCATGTACAGAGCGCCCTTTGCAATGGTGACCGTAGCGCACGAGGCCGTGATGAACGTGGCGGCACTGGCCGCTACGCCTTCGATCACGGCGTGCACATCACCATGCTGCGCGATCGCTGCCGCCATCGCTCGGCCGTCGAAGACGTCGCCACCTGGGCAGTTCACGCGCAGCGTGACCTTCTTCCCGGCCATGCTGGCGAGCGACTTATTGAAGTCGCTCGCGCCGATGCCCCAGTACGGGTCGATCACGTCGTACAGGAACAGCGTGTCGGGCTGGTCCTCTGCCGCGATGCGCGCCGGCTCGCGCTTGGCGTTATTCCGGATCAGTTGCACCAGCTGTTTCATCTTCTTCCTTCGGTTTCGTTGGCGGGTTGCTGGACTTCTCGGGCCGATACAGCACGTTGCCGCCAGCGATCGCGGGCAAATTCTTTATCTTGCGGATCTCATTGATTGTCATCCAGCCTGGCCCCTGCGAGCCGCCGACCGCTTGGCGCATGTGCTCGCCCTCCGCCTTCGAGTCGCCTGCCAGCAGCGCTTCCATCTTGTGCTCGACGAACGGCGACGCACGGCGGAAAAGCTTGCGGTTCAGCTCTTGGCGGATCCTGTTGATGTACGGCTGCAGCGCCCAGCGGATGAAGCCGATCGACATCTGCTCGATGCCGGTGCCCCACGAGCTGGTAGTTTCCTGCGCGCCGATCATGTGCGGCGGCACGCCGAAGGCGCGGGCAATATCGATCACCTGGAACTTGCGGGACTCGAGCAGCTGGGCGTCGCCGGCGGACATGCTCATTTCCTTGAGCGTCACGCCCTGCGTCAGCACCAACGGCATGCCGGCGTTGTGCGCGCCCGAGCTTTTCTTACGATATGCGTCGCGCAGCTGGTCAGCCTGCTCCTCATCCATCTGACCTGGCGCCTCGAGCAGGTGTTTCGGCGCCGCGCCATTTGCGTAGAAGCTGGCCGAGAACGTATCGGCAGCTAGAGCGATACCGACGGACTGGAACGCCGCCCACTGGATGATCGACATGCTGCGCGTGCCGTTGAAGCCGAAGCCGGGGAAATGCAGCATGTCGTCCTGGTGAACTGGGCGCAGGCTGGAGACTTCGTCGCTGACCGAATACAGCAGGCTGTCACCTACGCGCCGCACGCTGACCATGTCCGGATGGTGTGGGCGCAGCGCCTTGATGTCGGCGCCGGAGCGAACGATCTCAACGAACCCGTCGCCACGAAGGCAGATCGACTGAACGACCCATTCCCACATGGAGGCTGCTGTCCAGTTCGCGATCGGTTGCTCGTTGAGCAGCCACCACAGGTCAGGTCGGATCGCCTCGCGGCCCTCGTCCCCCTCGCGGAAGACTGCCACGGGCAGCGACGCAATGCCGCCAGCCAGCAACCGCACTGCGGCGAAAACGGCCGAGACGCGCATCGCAGATTCTGCGGTCACGGCGAAGCCTGATGCGGCCGGCGTGCCGCCCAGCACGGCAATCACCTGAGGATCGCTCGACTTGACCAGCGTTGCACTGTTCTGCGCGTCGATGAGGGGCTCCTGGCGCGCACTCGCAGTCGGCGCCGGATCGTCTCGGAAGACGTCGGCCAGCACTTTAAATGGGTTTTTCATCAGAGAATCACGAAGCCTTGGTTAATTTTGGTGCTTTTCGGCTCCGCGCGGATGACCAGGGCAGCCGCCATCACGGCAGCGAGGATCACGTCGATGCGACCGGTTGCCTTCTCTTTGTCGAGCTTGCGGCTGCCGGTCCCGTCTTGCACCGTCACCGCATTGCCGGCGCACATGGTGAGCACCTTGTGCCCGTTGTGTGCGATCTCGCCGTTGAGCAGCATCGTTTCGAACTGCTCGATAGCTGGGCTCATGTCTTTGTAGCCCTGGCCGAACGCTTCCATCGGCGGCAAACTAATGCCGTCGTCGCTGGCCATCTGCTGGAGGTCTTCAATGCGCCAGCGGTCATACGCACACGCTGTGATCTCGAAGAAGTCACACATGGCCGACAGCTTCTGCAGAATGATTCGCTTGCTGATCGCGCGGCCGGGCGTCGTTTCGAGCAGGCCTTCGTTCTTCCAGTCCACGTACGGCACCATGTCCTGCTGGGCCCGCCTCGCGAGGTTGTCGTCCGGAAGCCAGGCGTACGGCACCAGCTTCCAGGGCTCGCCGGGTTCGATTGGCTCGACCAGAAACACCAGGCCGGTAAGGTCGGTCGTGCTCGACAAGTCGAGGCCGGCCACGGCGCGGCGCCCGCGCAGAGACTCGACGTCGTAGTCGAGATGCGCTTC